GACTTCATGTATGTAATAGCATTGATGCTTCAAGAAAGAGAGTTTGAAAAGAAACATGTAGAATATATTCATTTGTTAGGAATAAGTAAAATATCAGATTTCTTTATATTAGCAACATTACAAGAGTTACTGAATAAAATGACAGACAATCGCATACAATTAATGTCTGACTCATCTTCACCAGGACAATATCCGGTATTTGGAACATATCTTCATTCTGGAAACTATAAGACTCAGACATTCACAGAATTGTATTTTCCAAAGAATGCAGAATATCGCAGAAAGACTCATATTAAACAAGGTAAGGATGGTGTTATAACTATTGACAAAAGCAAAAAAGTCCCTTGTAGTATAGGATGTCCAGCATGTAATGATTTTAACTATGAATATTTAGGTGGACAGACAGCAACCGGATTAGACAGATATTCACAAGAAGGTATGCCGAGAATGGTAGTTCATAATACGCATTTATATTGTGAAATTGTCAAAGACATAAACAAGTTGAGTCATAATCATGTAGAGTTATTAGAAACGGCTATTCCAAAGGAATTATTCAATGTTATACTATCATTACACGAAATGTTTGCAGATCCAGACAACGCAATGAATGTATATGCAACATATAAAAAGACATACAAGAAATTTGGTGGCGATAGTATATCTACCACTGATGCTAAACAATTCGAGAAATTTTTTAAATTTTAATTAGGTTATACAATGGAAAAAAGTAAATTACAATCATTTATCAATCGTTATTATCTTGCAGGTAATTGCGAAGCGGTAATACTAAAAGAAAATGAAACAGGGGTAGGTTGCGAACTTATCGACATGGATCAAACTGTGGTTGGGAAACTGCAATGGAAAACGACTCCTTTTATGAAAGGGGAATTGGGTATCAATCATACAGGAGCATTGATGAAAATGTTGTCTGCAGTTGGCGAAAACATCAATATTGATGTACAAGACGCTGCCGGTAAAAACTATGCTATGAAGATTAGCGAAGGTAGCACTAAAGCAACTTTCATGTTAGCAGACACAACCGTTATTCCTGCAGTTCCCGCTATCAACGCAGAACCCCCATACGAAGTAACCTTGCCAATAGACGATGAATTTGTAACTAAATTTATCAAAGCAAAGAATGCATTACCAGATGCTAAGAATTTTGCAGTGCAAGTAGTAAATGGAGAAATTAAATTTATTATTAACTATTCAACCGTTAATTCAGATAATATTACATTTTCTATAGGTACAACTTCAGAAGGCGATTTAGATCCAATTTGTTTTAGTGCAGATAAATTAAAAGAAGTATTAGTTGCTAATAAAGGAGATCAGGGTACAATGCATATATCAAGTCAAGGTTTATCTAGAATTGACTTTACAGGTGCAGATTTCGAGTCTAATTATTGGTTAGTACAATTACAGAATTAATATGCAAGTTAACGTAGTAGTAAAAGATGCCGGCATTAAATTGCCCATGGCGGAAACCGCAGCAGCTGCTGGATGCGATATAAGATCTAATCATGATGCCACTATCAATCCAGGACATAGATTATTAGTTAAGACAGGATTATGTGTAGAAATTCCAATTGGTTATGAAATTCAGGTTAGACCTCGTAGTGGTTTAGCTTTATCTAAAGGAATAACCGTATTAAATAGTCCCGGCACTATAGATGCAGATTATCGAGGAGAAATTGGTGTAATCTTGATTAATCATGGAAAAGAACAAGTGTTTCTACAGAAAGGAGAACGAATCGGTCAATTGGTAATGAACAAAGTAGAACGAATAGAATGGAATCCAGTAACAAGCTTAACAGGTACTAAACGAGGCGAACATGGATTTGGATCAACAGGTAATAAATAAATTATGTTTGGAGTAACAGAAAATACATTATGGGTAGAATCCTTCCGCCCAGAAACAATGGATGGATATATTGGTAATGAGCATATCGTTGACAAAGTCAAGATATTCATTAAGAATGGAGATGTTCCGCATTTATTATTCTTTGGTCCAGCTGGAACCGGTAAAACAACCTTAGCAAAAATTATTGCTGGTAGTGTAGACGCCGATATGATGTATATTAATGCATCTGACGAAAACTCAGTAGACGCAGTACGAGACAAGATTAAGCGATATGCATCAACAGTAGGATTTAAGCGTTGGAAGATTGTTATATTAGATGAAGCAGATTACTTGACACCTAATGCTCAAGCTGCACTTCGTAACCTAATGGAAACATATAGCAAAACTACTAGATTCATATTAACATGTAACTATGTAGAAAAGATTATTGATCCAATACAAAGCAGATGTCAGACATTCGCAATAACACCACCTAATAAAACAGACGTAGCAAAACGATTGGTTACTGTTCTCGAAGAAAAAGGCGTTACATATGACATACAAGATATTGCTGCAATTATCAATGCATCATATCCAGATATACGACGAGCAATTAATGCTGCACAAGCTTCTGTAGTAGATGGGGTGTTGCAATTAGACAAAGCAAGTGCAATACAAGCAAATTATATGACCGAAGTGTTGGAGATGCTTAGCAATGCAAAAGACAAAAAAGCAACCTTTAACAAGATTAGAAAATGTATTGCAGATAGCAAAGTAAAAGACTTTACGCCAATGTATACATTTTTATATGATAATTTAGAAGAGTTTGCTACAGGACACATTGCAGCGATTATATTGATTATTGCAGAAGCACAATTTAAAGATGCAACGGTAGTAGACAAAGAAATAAACATAATGGCTATGTTTGTTAATATTATGAATGAACTATAAGGATATAATGCAAAGTAAATTTAAAGTTGGAGACAAAGCAGTAAAACCAAAAGGATATGCATTTCCATGTACAATAGTAGGAGTATTTACAACCCTTAAAGGAGATATTCGAATTGTAGGAGAAATGGATGAATTTGGACTATTACATATATTTAACGAGAATCAATTAGAATTAGCAAATCAATAATAAAACGCGTATGGCAGATAAAATCGTAAAAGGAACTATTACTCTTGTTTTTAAAACGAGTAATCGTAGCAATGCAAAAACAAAAATTAAAACGTATAAGCGTAAAAGCATCGACGACATATTAACAGCAAAAAAATTGGTTGGTATCCCAGAAAATGCTATAATATTAGAAATGGGAATGGGTCCGGACTTCGAAGCAAAATGGCGAAAAAAATATAATTTATAATGGCAACAATATTTGATTTTATTGGAGGTATAACAAACAAAAAGAAAGCTTGGGATAAATGGACAGATGTAGAGCAGAAAAAGTTTTCACCGTTTATTGTGAATCGTTGGCTATCAATGAGAATGGAGCTAACAGATCTTGTCAATGAACTTCAATGCTATACTATAGGTCAATTGAAACCTAGAGACACATATAAATTGTATCATGATCTACTTCCTAATAACAAAGCATTTGCAAAGTATGTTAAAGGCAAAAAGTCTGATAAGTATGACGCAAAATTAATAGAACAAATGTCAGAACATTATCAGGTTAGCAAAAGCGAAGCAACTGAATATTTAGATCTATTAAACAAGGATGCGTGTGATCGTATATTGTCATTATACGGGTATACGGCAGCAGAAAAGAAAAAAATGATGAAGGGGATAAAGTAAATGTTTGTAAATAAACAAGGCGAAACAATCGATTTTGAAGGACAGTCGATACACACACAAAAACATTATACAGGCAAAGATAGTCTATATAAATTTGCAACTGATTGGGAGCTCAATGCATATGAATTTGATATACTTAAACGAATTGTAAGATGTCGACGAAAAGGCAACTTTGAACAAGACTTGCAAAAAACAAAAGATGTAATTGATATTTATCTAAAGGAATTTAATTAGACTTCTTTTTAAATTTTAAAGGCCATTTCCATCCTAGATTTAAAACGTGTATATATTCTCCCCTACCTGATTGACCAGTACCCATTTCTGCGCAGAAAGTAAAGAATCCTAAATCGTTGATTTTAATGTGATATTGAGCATATAACATAGCCGGATTTAATCTAACACCTAATATAATGCTAGCGTTTTCTATGCCACCCATATCATAATATGATCCTAAACCTATTTTTGCAGTCCAAATATCCGGAAAGGAAACTCCGGCAGAAATGTCAATTAAGCTGTAATCTCCAAAGTCAGATGTTCTTCCTACACATAATGACGTAAATGGAATATTGCTAACTTTCCAAGTATCTACAACACCAATA